TGGTCATGAAGACGGGGACGCACGGGGACGCGTCGCGTCGTTTTATGCGGCAGCGTCTTCGTTTCCACTACTTTCGTTCTCAACGCCATCGCATTCATTATCATCTTCATAAAGGATACGACACTTTCGCCATCCTTTGCTTGTAAGTTTCCCAAACTTCTTAATCATATAGTCATATAATTCATTCGCCTTTGGAATATTCTTACCATGTTGAACAATATACCATTTCTTAAACTCTTCATATACTTCCGTCTTCTTGATATACGTATCTTCATCGGCCGGACGAATTTTGTCGCGGAAGAACTCTGACAGATAATCTTGAGTATTGCGATACTTGTTACTACTTGCCGTGACTGCAGCGCAGGTCTTCACTTTACCATCTGTTTCAAATGCCTTTTTGACGAGCATCGACATAAAGACATTTACCCACGTCTTGATCTTGACATCGAGATTCTTATCAATGAGGAACTGATACGGTTCTTCTGGATCGTCGGATTTCGGATCTTCGCAAAACTTGGATTTATAAGGACACAATCGAATGCGGCGCCATGTTCCGTCATCATTGCTTTTGATATCGAAAAGGACATTTGTGCATACTACCAGTTTGAATTGCGGAACAAATGTAATCGTGTTTTTGAAGAGAGCGCGACCACACATCTCGTCACCACCCGTGATCTCTTTCAAAATACCTTCATTGATGCGATCACCCTTCGTTGGTTCTTGCATGACCGCATATCGCACGCCTTTCAGAACTGCCAATTCTGGTGAAGCGCCGCCAATCATCGCGCGTTTCTGTGTCACTGCAGTAATCGGAAGAACTGCCTTGTATTCACCAAGACCGGCCGACATGAGTTCGATCAATTTCGACTTGCCATTGCTTCCACCACCAATATAGATGTTGAATGTTTGTTCGCGATTCGTGCCGATGAGTGTCGACGCAAGATGTTCCCACATGTAAGTCCGAAGTTCTTCTTCCGGGAAGAGTTGCGCCATAAAATCGTTGATCTCGTTGATTTGTTGGCGATGTTTTTCGGTATCAAGTGTAATGTAGTCGATTTTCGTAGTTTTCGACAAGTTATCATCGGGCTGTCCACGACGAAACGTCTTCGTATTGAAATCAACGACCCCATTCTTGAAACAAAGGAGTTCAGGTCGTGTGTCAATTTTGTCGATAAAATCCTTGTCGTAGAACTGTTCACGCACCTCACGCATAATGTTATTCTTAAAACTCGTGGTTTTGAGTTTGGTGCAAATATCCACGATTCTCCGCGATTTTTTCCGTGCATTCGTATACTGATCCGAAGTCGGATCTAGACCAGATGTCATATCCATAATATCGCGATGTTTCTTCGTATAAATGTCGTGCATATCCTTTGAAATTAGCGCACGAAGAGAATTGCCTTGATCGCACTCTACCCAGCGATTCTTCTCGAATTCATACCACATGTTGTCCTTCACACTCACACATACGAAACGGTCTTTGAATATCGTATACAACACTGTCGCCAAATCCACATCGGTTGACGCATCATTCGTCGTCTCATTGCAAATCGTTTGATGGATGAAATTGTCGATGGTTTCATTACGGATTCGGGTATATTCTTCTAAGCAATCATTCTTGGCCCAATACATGATTGACCGACGCGTGAGTCCATCAGGACTATATGGAAAGTTGCACCATGTATCATAATGTCGCATAATCTGCTCATATGAGAATTTCGCAGATTTTGCGCTGAAAAGCATCCATGTCAAGAAGAGTTTATCGCTCGTATTATGCAACGCCAATCCAACCCGGAGCCATTTATCGTATGGTTCATAATACTGCGATGGAAGCGCCATCGTGTAGTAATGTGTTTCACGGATTTCGTATTCTTTCGGTTCAAGCATATTCAGTATAATATCTACCGCCATCATCAATTCAACCTGATTCGTAATTTTATCCATCATGATTACACCGTTGTGTGAAACGAGTGCATCAGCAGCAGCGCTATTTGCACCTCCGATCCCCACACCGCCTCCTCCACTGCCACCGACACCGCCATTTGTTACTACCAGGCGAATCCGTTTGCTGCCATCGGTTGCATTGCCCCCTCCCCCGCCATTACGCAATCCTCGTTGCTGATTCAGAAGAGCATCATACTCGGCCTTCAACGCCGCATTGTCCGGTAATAATTTAAACGACGGATAGTCCGTATTGATTCCTGGCGACGTCTGGACAGATAGTTTTGCGAAATTCTCCTTGACGTTGAACTTGCTGGTCTTCTCTTCTTGGCACATCCACGCACCTTCATCGTCATCCGGATCGTGCATCATAACAAAGTGATACTTCAACATATACGCCGCATGACTCGGTTTACGCGATCCGTATAACTGCCAGTTTGTATGTCCGCGCGAAATCCCTTCATCAAGAACATCATTCCACGAATTCGTAACGGGAAGGTCGGTCCATATTTGCGGAAGTTCCTTCAACATTCGGGCGCGCAGCATTCGCTGAATCGGGCGTTCGACATAAGCACCAATCATCATATGAATACCGTCTTTTGTAACGTCTTCCTGTGGATTCACGTCGTTTTTCTCAAAGATGTAGATCGGGATTTGAACATCATTCGGGAGTTCCACCAATGTTTCCAATGTTTGAATATAAGATTGAATCATGTCGAGCACATGCTCTTTACTATGTTGGCGTTTCGTGATACTTGTATCATACCTGAAATCGAAATCAACGACAACCACCCCTTTTTCTGTATTCTGTTTTTCGGTCAAATGTTCGAGTTTCCCATTTTCAAATACATGCGAATAATACTTCTTCCAAAATACCGGCAGTATTGCCGGCGGAATCGTATAAACTCCTCCATGAATATTTTGCGCCTTATCCCCAATCCGCGTATGTGTATAGGCTTCGCCCGGTTTGGATGCATGATGTTTCATAAATTGTTCATACGTCATCCCCGCACAAAGAGACTGGTATGAAGCAGTTGTTTTGTCAACTTCCGACGAATTTGGCATCGTCGCGCCAGGCGCGATAGCGCCCCCTTCTTGTCTTCCTCCAGCGCCAGCGCCATTATGCAAGGTTGTTGTCATATACGTATCTCTTGTAAATTCAAATACGTCAAGGTTTAAAGTTCAATTTTGTCCAAATTATGAATTGAAATTTATAAAACCTTGGGTTTATATATTCCAGAGGTTTTATCTCTAAATCTGATCCCCCAAAAATGACCCTTTGGTTTTTCCACGCATTTTTTCGTCAATTTTGGGGGATACTTTATTTTTCGTTTTTCTGGGCGCAGGACTTTTGTAAAAAAATCATTTTTACCTGAGGATTTTTTTTTCGGGTTTCAGATTTCGGTTTTGTGACGATATATCGTCAGGGTTGCAAAAATGACTGCATATCAGTAAGAGATATTTCTGGGATCATTGCCGGGTTTGCTAGGGTTATCGTCACAAAAGACCTTGCCGGAATGCATAATTCATGGATTTGGAAATCTCCTGGGTTGAAGAATAGGATTCATTTGGAATATTCATTTTTCGGTCGAAAATATTTCGTTTAAAATCAATGATTTATAAATCCTATAATTCTGGGCGTTCGCCAAACCATATTTCAAATACAAACCGGTCGAAAATATTTCGTTTGAAATGGCTGAAAGGCCGGAATTACGAGAGATTTTGACCCCCCATTTTTGGACATTTTTTTGGACATTTATAAATGTCCATTTTGACCTTTGCGCGTGGAAGTTTTAAAAACGCGAAATGCAAAACATCGATTTTTGGGTTTGTGACCATAATGCTCACAAAACGCATTTTTTACCTTAAAAAACTGTGACTGAACTTTTTTGGACCGGTTCGTTGGAGGCGTTAATGGCCGTTTAGGAGTTTTTTTATGTAGTCTGATTATATCAAAATGACTACCGAAAAAAACTCCAAAAAAACTCCAATTTTTTCATGTGAAAAATGTGACTTTACATGCTCTAAACAAAATGAGTTCAAACGACACGTTGTGACCAACAAGCATAAACGACTACATGAGACTACCGAAAAAAACTCCAATCAAGCGTCCAGTGTGTATATTTGTAAATGTGGTAAGAAATATCTGCACCATACAAGTCTTGCAAAACATAAGCGTTTATGTAATTTTTTACACGTTTCATTCGATGGCGCTACTGCATCAAATGAAAAGGAACTCGAAAATGAAGTAATCACGAAAGAGATGTTTATGGAATTATTGAAAGATAACCGAGAGATGTTGAAAATAATAAAATCATTGTCAGAACAATCGCATATAAATAATAGCACAATTACAACCACAACCAACAGTAATAATAGCACATTCAATATGAATCTATTCCTTAACGAGAAATGTAAGGATGCGATGAACATGAAGGACTTCGTGAATTCCATTCAACTGAACGTGACTGATTTGGAAAATGTCGGGCGTCTTGGTTATGTGGAAGGGATGTCAAACATCTTCATCGATAATCTTCAGAAAACCGACATATACAAACGACCAGTCCATTGCAGCGATGTGAAGCGCGAGACCTTGTATGTCAAAGATAACAACCAGTGGCAACGTGATGGACCAGATCACGAGAAAATGACGAACGCAGTCCTTGCAGTGGAACAAAAGAATGTGGCGTTAGTAAATGAATGGGCGAAAACGCACCCCAATTGTATGTATAGCCACACCCGAGATAATGAAACTTATTTCAAATTATCTAAAGCAGCTACAGATGGAGATAAGGATGGAAATATAGACAAGGTCATACGAAAAGTATCAAAGTCTGTGGCGATTGAAAAGGTCCAAAACTATAATGAAGACGTCTAGTATTCGTAAAAATACATAAATACAACGTTGGAGAATACATTAAACTTACGACAATACAGATGACCGACAAAACCACGAAGATAGTCATTCCCAAAGAAACAGTCACGCGACTTCTTCACGATATTCGCGCCGTAATGACCGATTCTTCATTAGATGAATGTGGTATAATTTACCAACACAGTGAAACAGACATGCTTACAGGATATGCATGTATTGTTGGTCCACCTGACTCACTTTACTTTGGCGGGTATTATTATTTCATGTTTAAATTCCCGACAAATTATCCACATTCACCACCGATTGTCTCTTATTTGACGATTACAAATAATATTCGGTTTCATCCTAATTTTTACGCGAATAAGAGAGTATGCGTCTCCATTATAAATACGTGGCGCGGTGAACAATGGTCTGGTTGTCAAAATATTCGATCGATATTGATGACATTTCAGTCACTATTTGATAATGAACCACTTCTACATGAACCCGGTATACGAAGTGTGCATAGTGATTTTAAACCATATCATATGATGGTAGAGTATTTCAATTACAAGTTTGCGTGTTTGACAATATTGACTGAATTTACGGACAATATTACAATGGAATCGACGCTCGTTCCTGTATTTCAGGAGTTTATGCGCCGTAAGTTTCATGAAAATAAAACACGTATTCGAGAGATTTTGATGGAACGAGAAAAGATGTATCCAGACAGAAAAACAATTTCGATTGGTTTATATGGGGGTATTACAAAAGATATTCATTATTCCTTGATACGAACACACTATGACGCAATTATTACATCATTATCGGAATAAAGACGTTTGTGATAATTACAATACTTAAAGAAGTTAAATTGAAATTATTGTATCTATATACATTATATATATCATCGATTATCATTGCTTTTGCAAAATGCACTTCTGTTCTACTTGCGCCAATATGTATTATATTAGTATCACGCCGGATAATGAATTGCAGTATTACTGTCGTAACTGTGGAAATATCGACAATACGATTGCGTCGGAAAACATCTGTGTCTCCAAAATCAATGTGAAACATTCAACAACACCACAGTCATTTTCCCAAGTAGTCAATAAGTATACGAAATTGGATCCGACTTTACCTCGTATCCACACAATGCGTTGCCCGAATGACGAATGTCCGTCGAATCAAATGGTAAGTAACCGCGGTAGTGAAGGTGCAGCAGCAGCAGCAGCAGGCGCAGTCGGAAGTAATGCATCCAAAAGCAAATCTGAAATTATTTACGTTCGTTACGACGATACAAACCTGAAGTTTGTTTACTTGTGTGCGAAATGCGATAAAGTCTGGAATACCGAACAGCAGTAACCACATGAATCATTTCCAGTGATTATTTTATTGTTTTACTATTTAACATTCTAGAACAATAAATTGAAACATAATAAAGTATGATTTTTATATATACCATTGTAGTATAGATGTCAACATCTGCCGTTCCAGTTCCACCGAAAAAACTTATAAACGATGACTCTGAAAATGAAGACCCCGTTAATCTAGTGGAAGATCTCGAGGTTTCTGATGACGAGGACGACGAAACAGCGTCAAAACAGTCGAGCGAAAATGATGAGACTGGGTCACAAACAACGGATGATGATAGTGCCTCGTCGGCCATCGATGATGAAAATGAAGGTGGAGAAGGTGATAGTGGTCAAGAGGATAGCGATACGGATGTTGCTGTCGGAGTTAGTGTTTCAAAAACGAAGAAGAATAAAAAGAAACCAAAAAAGGATGCAGAGGATGATCTGACTCTCTTGGGTGTTCCTCATGGATTACAATATGACGAAGATGATGGCGAAAAATCCGACGAGGATGATGATGAAGATGCAGACAGAGATTCATCGGAATATTTTCAAAAATTGGCGTCGACTGTTTCTGAAAGTTATATCGAAACGTATCACCCAG